GATGTTCGTTCCCGCCGTCAGCTTGTCCTGCTTCGCCGCAAGCGCCGTTGCCGAAGCGATACCGAGATCTGTCAAGCTCTTGTTTCCCGACAGCTCCACGCTGTTTATCTGCGGCTTGTTTGTAAGTGCGGTATAATCCGACGTCCCGCCGCTCCCGCCTGCCGCTGATATTGTTACTTTACCATCAGCTCTGGGTGTAAGAGTAACGTTTGTTCCCGCTACAAGTTCAGCCTGTATTTTAAGCGCTGCAAGCGTAAGCGCTCCCGAAAGCGTTGTGCCGCCGATTGACGGCTTATTTGTCAGCGTCTCATAGTTCGTAGGCAGCATTCCGGAAGCCGCCGCCTGTGCCGCGGCAGCCGATGCCGCCGCCTCTCCTGCGCTGGTGCTTGCCGCCGATGCATAACCAGAAGCAGAAGCAGCGCTCCCGCTTGCAGCATCCGCCGAGTTTCCGGCAGAAGCAGCCGAACCGGCAGCAGCAGACGCCTGCGCCGCAGCAGCCGAAACGCTGTTCTGTGCCGCGGCAGCCGATGCCGCGGCCTCGTTTGCCTTGCTTGCTGCCGTTGATGCACTCCCGGCAGCCGCCGCTACACTCCCTGCCGCAGCGGTTTCACTTGCCGAAGCGTTGTTCGCATGGCTCGCAGCGGAAGCCGCAGAACTTTCCGCCGCCGTCTTGCTTGCCGAGGCAGCCGAGGCGTAACCCTGTGCGTCTTCCGCATAACCAGCCGCCGTTTCGGAGTGAAGCTGTGCCGTGTTAGCGTGTGTAAGGCAAGCGGCTATTACATCGGCTTCACCCTGCGAAATGATATCTGTAAACGACAGCAGGACAGCCCAGCTCTCCCCGTTCTCGTGTTTCCATTCGAGGTTCCCTGTCGCCCCGTTATACTGTATAAGCGTTTTCTCGCCGTCAGCGCCTTGAAGCGAATCTATAAAATCCTGCTCCGTTCCCTGATTGCCGAGTTTCAGCCAGATACCGTATGCCGATATATAGTAAGGCGGCGTCGCCATTAAGTCTCTGTTGCGTCTCATCTGTTTATATGCCTCCACTTTAAAGCCGGTCGGTATGCAGCCGCAATAAACCGCGAGTATTCCGAAAACCGCTCATCGAACATCCGCTTTGTGTTTGCGTAACGGTCATACTCGCCGTTCCAGAAGTCAATCATAGCCGAAAGATACGCCGGATAGATATTGTCGTGAGGCGGCAGTGCAAACATCAATTTTGTATCGATACCGTCAATGGTATAGCTTATAACATCTTCCGGTGCTATAAGCAGAACCTTTGTCTGAACAAGACCCTCGACCTCGTTTATCCATTGAAGCTTGCGTTCGTTTGAAAAGTAGTTCGGCTTTACTTCGTCGACAAAATCAAAGCATTCTTTGATAGTCATATACTGAACCTCGTTTTTGAAAAGAGCGCCGCGCCGAATGAACAGACGCGGCGCCATAATGCCATGCGCTTAATTAGCGGCTGGTACAGCCTGAGTTCCGCCCGTAACACCGAATACGGCGAGAGGGCGCCAGTCGTTGAAGCCTGCGACAAATCGCGCTCTTCCTCTCCATACGTTGGCGTCGGTGTTTTCGTCCAGCGTGGAACGAACGGTCAGCTTCTCACGGTCAAGCCAGTTTGCTCCGCCGTAAATTCCGTTAGCTTTGCTGTCAAACAGAATCCACGGTGCCGTGTTTGCGGTAATATACTGATTGAGATAGCTCCACACAACGATGTTCCACCTACCGTATTGGTAGTTAAAACCGTTGTTTGAAGTCGCCGGGTCCTTATCGGCTCCGACTGCTGCAAACACAGCCTTTTTAAGCTGGTACAGGTTGGGAATTACGATAGTGTCGGGTGAAATGTCAAGCAGGTTGCCGTCATCGTCGGCAAAAAGCTGCATCTTGGTCTCACCTGCCGACAGCGCATCTACGGAGAACGCATCGGCAAACAGGTTAGACTGAGTATATGAGCTTTTGGTAGCCGACCTGTGAACCTTACTGAACACGGGAAGTCCATCGGCGCCGGTTGTCGGATAGGTCTTTCCTCTGAATTTAACAGAAGTCCCCCCGGCAATAGCCGTGCCGTACAGCGCAGCGCCGAGCAGCTCCCTTGTGCGGTAGTAGCTCGCAATGAACGCTTCCGGCTGGCGTTTCAGATCCATAGCCTTTGCATCGTCGATAATTTCTTTCGACAGCGAAAAGCTGTTTTTCCATGTATCGTGTTCGAAGTACTTGGAGAAACCCTCCTGATTGCCGTCAATCGGATACTCGCCGTTTTCCCCTACCGGCTTGAACCCTTCCATGGCGGTCATCGTGGTGTATTTCTCCGCAAAGTTAGATGATTCTTCGATGTTGAAAAGCAGAGGAAGCACGCTCTCCGCTTCAAACGCCTCGCCCCTCTTTTCGAGGAACGCCTTTATCGGCTCCTGGGATTTGCCGAAAATGGAGTTAGTAACTCCGCTCCCCTCGCTAAATATAATGTTGCCCATTATCTGTATACCCCCTTATGGTTTATGCCGGTCCGGTGCCGCCTCCGTTGCCGCCTCCGGTGCCGCCTCCGGTGCCGCCTCCGTTGTCGCCTCCGGTGCCGCCTCCGTTGCCGCCTCCGGTGTCTTCCGTTTCTTCTGTGAACCTGACGGTTATTGTCGAACCGGCAGCCGTGCCGTCAATGGCAACGACTTCCGCTACGCCGCCCTCTTTGGTTGCCGTCACCTGCAAGCCGTCTGCGGCTATGGTTACCTTTTCGCCGACATTCACGCCGGTAAAGGCAACCGAACAGGTCGTATCGTAAAGCGCACCGGTATCAACTCGGATAACCGGTATCACCGTACCCGCCGTCACCGCAGCGTCTCTGCGCGTCATGGCGATATATGTCGGCTTGGTTGTGCCGGACGCAATCGCAAGCCTGCCGGAGGTAACCGTCAACGCCATGCCTATTTTGGGAGTAATAGCCCCCGCTTCGTGGTACTCCCATCCGTGATTGTGTCCCTTGTAAAGCCGGGACGGAAGGAATCCTGCCAATTTATTTATCTCCTTTTGCTCTGCTCTCTGTTATAATGTTTTTCAGCTTCGTTCTTGTTGATGCCAAACATCTGATACATTTTCATTACATCGTCCGGAACAGGTATCGCTCCCTGTCCGCGTTTCTTTGTCGCAGACAGATGCTCTTTTGACATTGCCTTGCTTGCCGCCGCCTGACGCGCCGCTTCTATCTTCGACTGTGTCAGACGCTCATAATTCGCAAGCTTAAATGCCGCTGGCAAGGAATAACCCTGTTTTAACAGCTGTTCCATTTCCCCGGCGGTCTCGAGCTTCTGCAGGTCGTCGAACGACTTGATGCTTGGGTCAAGCTTGCGTATCTCGTCAAGGTCTTGTTTTATACGCGCCTGCGCACGCTCTTGAGCAAGCTGCTGCTTCGCCGCTTCTGCTTCCCTCACCGGGGCTGAGTTCCGTATAAAAGCGTCGAGTTCTTCTTCAGATAACCCACTTTTGTCCCGAATGGCTTTCTCTTGCTCTGCGCGGTACGTCGCCGCATATGTTTCAAAATCCTCTACCGTTGTTATTGCTTTTCCGGTATAAGGCGATATCACGCCTGCCGAAGCAAACATCTCGTCATATCTTCGCTTTTGCGCCGCAAGAGCCGCCTCAATCTTCGACTGTGTCTCCGATTCGGCTTTGCGCCGTGCGGCGGCAAACTTCGCATTGTCTTCCGCGCTCTGTTCCGTCGCTTTGTCTTCTGTATTTTCTGTGTCGGTCTCGTCTTCGGAATGGTCGACATCTTCGGTGTCGTCTCCGGTGTCTTCCGTTTCTTCTGTATCAACGCCGGTGTCGTCACCGTCATCGATTACATCAGCCTCGGCGGCAGGCTGCCCGTTTTCGCCTTCTGCTTCTTCGGTCTTCGGCTGTTCGGCGGGTTCAGCCTCGTTCACGCCTTCCTCTTTCAGCCCGAATATCGCATTGTAATCAATTCTATCTCCCATGATTTCTCCTTTGGATTTTTACGCTTTTCCTGCGAATATTCTTATATGGGATTCTTCCGGTTTCTTATTTTCCGGAACGAAGGTCTTTGCCGGTTTTCTTCTTCGATTTGCCTTTCTTGGTTTCGGCATTAATGGGAGCTTTCACTTCCATGTTGCCGCCCCGCTTGATTTTCCCGACATAATCGGACTTAGAGCTTGTGTTAGCCATGCTTGCACCTCCTGTCTCGTATGATATCTATAATCTGCCCCGGCGGTCGGAGAACCCCATAAACTTAACCGCCGGATGCAGCCGTAACACCGGGATTCCCGGCAGTACGCTGTCTTTGTTCGGCTATTGCGTCGCGCATAGCCGTCTCTTTTATCTGCGCGTCCCTTTCGGGCGATATCTGCGGCTGTGACTGCGCCATAGCCGCCTGCTGCGCCGCGATCATCCGGTCGCGCTTCTGCTCAAGCATCGCTTTAGTCGTACCGGCATCGGGATAATGCAGATGCTCCATCTTCTGCCAGAACATAATCTGCGTCTCTATATCCTGCGGATTCCCGAAAGCGCCCGCCTGATAATATCCAAGCGTCTCCTGCCACAGCGCCTCGCGGTTGGTAGCGAGAGGCGTTGCCGTGTCGCAGCTGAACAGAAACCGGTCGTTCCAATACCACTTGCCGTCGTCGTCCTGCTCCAAGAAGTCGTAGCGGTTGAACTCTTTATACTCAATCCCGCCGGTGTTATCTCTTGATACCACTTTTCGCGGCTCATCCATGTACGCCAGCGAAAACTTGAACATAGCCTCGAACAAGTCGGCAAATGCCGCCTGCTTCATAACCCGCTTGCTTTCAAGCCGCCCGGCTGAACGCATTGCCGCAAATTCCTTTGCCTTGCCGCTCGTAGCCGTGGGGTCTCTGCGCCCCTGAAAGCTGTCGGTAACGCCTAAGAGCTGGCGGGATTCCTCATACACCTGTTGTAAGTACGCCATGTCCTGCGATATATCGCCCTGCAAAGTGATTGTATTAATCATCTGCGCACGGTCGGGAGATTTTATCCTGAACACACGCATTTCATCGGTGGTGCTGTCAATCTCCGTATCTTCCGGCAGCGTTACCACAGACCCCGACTTCAACAGCTTGTCGATTATCTTGGTTTCTATCCGGTTTACCGTATTCTGCTGCGATTCGATCAAGTCAACATCCGAAGAACCCAGCAGCTTTCCGAACACCGATATATTCTTCTGCAATATGACCGGATATATATCTGGCTTGTAATACGGAATCCTTGTCGGAACCGTCCTTACATCCCTGATAGGCTGTCCGAGTATATCAACCTCTCCGGTCTCGCCTAAATCAACAGTCACATCACCGGGAATAGGCTCTCCGAAATTCCTTGTAATCGGTGTATGAACGGTCTCGTAGTCTTCTTCCGAATACTCGAACTTATCATTACCGCAGACAGGACATTTCTTTTTATCGGTACCATTGCCGGAGCCGTTTAAAACCATCGTTTCGACTACCGACAAGGGCAAGGCATTACTACCGCCTAAAGTGTCGATTATTTCTTCCTGCGTCAGAGAAACCGTGTCGCCGTTATCATCAGGCGGCTCTGCCGTCTGGCACTCTGTACACCGTCTAAGCCGCCGCGCCTGGTAGTCTTCAAGGTCTTCAAGCTGAACATCGTTTACCCAGCTGTAAAGCCCTATCCCGCCGCTGTCGTTGCGGTAGTAGGCGATAAACTGCGTGACCATGTCTTCTGCCCTGCTTGCGCTGTCGTCCAAGGTCTTCACGTCGTAATCGCTCTCGCTCTCGTCCGACACATCAATGCCGTACTTGTCGTATATATAAGCTTTTGTCTGCGGCACCATCAGGATGATATAATCCATGTCTTCGACGCGCGAATAAACGCCGTCCTGCGGGATTACCTCTTTCGGATGAAGCGTGGAGACATCCAGCTCACCTACCGTGGTATGCGTCCGCGCCGCGTTGTTCCACTCTATCAGCCAGTAACCGCCGCCCTGAATCGGAACCGTCCGCTCCATGATATCGTTCATGACTTCAAAAGGCATCCGGTCGAGCTCGTTTCTTAGGAAGTCCTCTATCAGCTTGGCTTTCGGCTCGTCTTCCGGCTTTTGTGCGGTTACTTTCGGCTGCGGGATTACGGTAGAGATCGTCGCCTCGATGTTCTCTGCCACGATGTTCCGCACATGAGGCGTCACATACGCATGGTCTTCCTCGACGATTCTTTTTATCTCGTGGTCGCCGGAGTAAAGCTTTTCCCGCCCGTCCATGCGCGCTTCTTCTTTTGCGTAGGCGTCGCGCGCCGTCTGCATCCGCCCCTGCCACTCCCGCAGCTTCACGGCGTCGGTCTTTCTTTTTCTGTCTCTCATCTTTTCGGCTTACCCCACTTTGATATCAAATACTCTTTGCCCGATGCGTCGGCGTTCCGGTAGTCTTCCCACATGGTTTTGCTCCATGTCACAGCCGCGGTTTCTTCCGGCTTCGGTAAATAATCCTGCTGCGGTCGTATCTGGTGCGCTATCGCCAGCGCCATGACGGTGTCATCGTGCGCGCCGTCTTCCGCTTCCGGTCGGTAATCCTCGTTATACACAAATGTCAGCATCTCGTTAAGCGTCGTCTCGTCATATACAAGCGTTATATCTTCCCGCACAACCTTAATCAGCTCTGCCAGCATAACCGGTCTTGTGGCTGATGTAGTCTTGTATCCGTAAGACTGCCGCGGTTTGTTGGTGTAATTGTCTATCGTCTCCCGCACATACTGCCGTGGATATTTCAGCCGCTGAAGCTCCCGAATTGGATAAGTAGAAAAGTTAGCCTCTATACCTATCAAAGCCGAATTATAGTACATCCCCAGACAATACACCTGCTTTGCGTATACGTCTTCGTCGTAATTCTGCCGCAGGATGCACACCTGCCGTCCCGTGGAGTTATCAAGCACCTGTCCGACAAAGGCATCTGAGCCTTCCCCTGCGGTATCGCCGCCGATCACATACGGATATCCGGCCTTTACATCTTCGTATATCCGTATAGCGCCCTGACTGTCTTCAATCCACGCTATATCTTTAATCTCGAGTCCGGTGTCCGTGTAGGTAAAATATCCGGTCTTTATCGGCTTGATTCCTTCCGCCAGACGGTCAGAAACCTTTTCTGCGTCGAAGACAGAGCGCCCGGTAGTCCCCCAATTTCCCAGACAGTAGACTTGATAATAATATCTATCTGTCTCCTTGAAAGCCTCAAGAACCGCAACCTGCTCGGCGTCTAAAAAGCGGTTGTCCTTGTATGTTGATTCGTGCGTCGTGCAATTCTTCGGCTTGCTATCAAAGAACCGCCGCTTTATCCAATGCGTGGCGGATACTGGGTTAAAGGTTAAGATTATCTGCTTGTAGTAAGTGGTCTTGCCGCGAAGTCGGATGTCCAGCTGGTCGAAGTCGGATTCGGAAAGCTCGGTGGCTTCTTCAATCCAAATCGCCGTGATGCGGTGTATCGATTTTAGCTTTTCGACATCGTCTAAGCCGGTAAAAATTATCTGAGATTCATTGTGCGGGAAAGTGATGGTCATGTCGGTTTTATTTACCCGCTTTTCTAAATCCGGATAATGCTCAGATATTTGCGCCAGAAGCTGCTGAAAGCACGATTCCCGCAGGGTCTTCCCGACTTTGCGGCAGACTAAAATCCGGTGCCGCCATTCCG